GTGAGGCTATGGCGTTGGCGTCATGGTTTACGCATCCGATGACCTTTGCACATTGCCGGCCTTCGTACCGAGCGTTCTCAACGCCAGTAGAGGTTCCGCCCGCCCCGCAGAATAAGTCGATATAGAGCAGTTTCATGGGCGTCATTTTTTAGGGTTAAAACCGAGTCCGGTCATTTCGTCGAAAACAGCCGCCACAACGTCGTGAACCATTGTACTCAAATGGAGCCGCCAATAGCTCGGCTCAATGAGCGTGAGGGGAAGTGTCGTATCTTTTTTGTAAACTTGTTGCTGCGTATCGAGAACTATTATTCCGACATTCAACATGGTGTCAGATACGCCGATAAACAGGAGTATGGTTTTCGATAGATATTTGCTGTACTGATGAATAGAGCCGTCGAAATCTTCCTCTCGGAGTTTGAAATTGTGGTCTTTGCAGTACTGAATTATATGTTCTTTTGTCGTTGCCATAGTCTATTGTTTTTTTATCCAAATTCCGCTCTGTTTTTTCTCGTATCCTTGTAAGCGCATAACCTCGGCATGCTTGCTCGACAGCAAATGATATACGCCCTTGTAATCCTGCTTTTCATACAACTCAACGAGCGTTTCCCAACTGTCTATAATGGGCTTGTACCAAGGAAAAATTTCACAAATGCGGGGCAGGTCATAAGCCGGTGAAACCTCTGCAAATGTTACGAGGTCATAGCAGCGTGAGAAGTCGTCGGCATCGTGAGGTATGTCGAATCTTCCAGCCGAACCGGCACCAACACCCATCAATCCGCACCACATTGTTCTCGATGAAATGCCGACATTGTGAGTGCCTATCCATTCAATCATTTTTTGTGTGTTCATATCAGTAGCGGAATTTGGTGAAGTGGATGATTGCCATAGGCTGTGCGAGGTCGTAGTTTTTGAACCAATTCTCCCAATCCTCGAACGATAAACCGTCGTTCAGAGCAATTTCGTTTTTTCGCTGATACACAATTCCGATACGAGGCAGCCCGAGTTTGCCGTTCACAAATTCCAGCCGTTGGATTCCCACGCCGTCCTCCTTTGTCAGCCGGGCAATTTCAACCTGTTTGCTGCGATAAGGTTTACCCGTCCATTGCCGGATTGATAGGCAAGCCTCACCCCGTTCAACCTCGGCGATACGTTTCTTCCAAAGTGGGTAGTTCGCACGTATCGTGTGGATTTTTGGAATCGTAGTTTCCCAAAAATCTCGGTAAATGCACGAGTAGTTATCTCGGCCTTTAATGAATTTTTCCCAAAAATGTGTTGGCTCGCCAGCCCGATTATGTCCGGTTGGGAACCGCTTTGAAAGTGTAATTACATACGTTTTCATACTGTTATTGAGGTTAAATGAATAATCCGAGTTCTTTTTTCAATCGTTTGTCGGCGATTTCTATGTATTCGGGATTCAACTCGAACCCTATGTATTTGCGGTTGAATTTTCGGGCGACTATACCTGTTGTTCCGGAACCCATAAATGGGTCGAGGACGATTCCATTTTCAGGGCATCCGGCCAAAATGCAGTCAGCCACCAATTTTTCGGGGAACGTCGCAAAATGCGCTTCTTGCAGGGGTTGTGTCGGAACTATCCATACGTCTCTTTTGTTCCGAAATTCCCTATCGATATATGCGTTGCCGCTTTTTGTCCGGTAAAACTTTTCGGGGTAGCCGTGTATTTGTTACCGCCGTAGCGAGGTGCATTTGTCGGGATTGTGCCGCTTGTTACGGCTTTTTCATGGATAGCCTCACAGTCGAAGTAATATTTCGGGGATTTGGTGAGCAAGAAGATATATTCATGGGATTTCGTACACCGGTCTTTCATACTTTCCGGCATGGGGTTAGGCTTTGCCCAAATAATATCCTGCCGCAGAAACCAGCCGTCCGCCCGTAACGCAAAGGCCAGCATCCAAGGTATGCCGATGAGGTCTTTGCTCTTGTAGCCATCGAATTTCTTGACTATGGCCGAACGCCCGACAGTCCCTCGATTTGTCCCCTGTTTGTATTTCATGGCATTGTCGGGATAGTTTGCTGCCCCTTTTCCGCTGCCAGCATAGCAATCCCCGATATTTACCCATAATGTTCCCGCAGGGGCTAATACCCGCTTTACCTCGTGGAATACGCCGACCAGCTTTTGAATGTATTGTTCAGGCGTATCCTCTAACCCGATCTGACCGCTCACTCCATAATCCCGCAGGTTGAAATACGGCGGGGAGGTAACACAACAATCTATGCTATCGTCGGGCAGATTGCGTAACCCCGTAAGGCAGTCAATGTTATATATTATATTCGCTTCCATATTGTTAGAATGGGCAATCGTCGTCCGGCATATCGTCGTCTCGGAAATCAAACACGCTGCTGCGGTATGCCTCCTCCAACAGCTCTTGTTGGTGTTGTTGCAGGTGGTTGGTATTGTCCCATGCAATAGCGTCGAAACTTGCGCCGTCGAACGGTGTGTACCGCCCGTTGTTGATGTTGTACTTGAATAGGCAAGTCCCGCACTCTCCGAGGTGTCGGAACTTGACTTTCTGAACGTGAACCTCGACCGTATTTTCAAGGCGGTTCCGGTGAACCACGATGCCGAAATCTGCTTTGTTGTAGAAGTTGGCCGAGCCGCTGATGTCATACAGCGTCGGGGCTTCAATTACTCCGTCTTTGTTCTTCGGCTGCTTGGTCGGGTGCGCCATCAGAATTATGAGGATGTCATTGATTTGAGCGAAATTCGTCAGCTTGTCGAGCAGTTCGCTGATGTACTGCGTTTCATTCCGGTTTCCCTGTTGGCTCTCCAATCGGTTGTATGGGTCAATTACGAGGGCTTTAATGCCCCGCCGCCGGACGAGGAATTTGGCTTTTTCGAGGATTGTATCTACTCGGAAATTATCTGCTGGGCTGATGAAGTAAAAGTTATCTTCGAGGTGTTCTTTTACCAGCCGATATTCCCCGAATTTAAGCGTTTCCTTGCTGAATTTCTTGCCGGTAAACTTCTCTATCAACTTGGATGCGTGATAGGCGAGCGGGGCGTTTTCGGGGCTGAAATATGCGAATCTCCACCCGTACCGCATATTGAGCCGTTCGGCAATTTCGTCGATGAACTCCGATTTACCGCTGCCCGGAATACCTGTTACGATGCAGAGGCGTTTGGTCTCGAATGAACACAACCGGTCGAAATTGTCGTGCCCGATTGTTACGCCCTTTTGCAAGCCGTGTTCAAAAATGGCGTCCAGCGATTGCTCAAAGTCCGAAACCGTAAAAATACCCTCTACCTTTACCTCCGGCGCATCGTCGAGGCATTTCAGCAGGCTATCCCGTCCGAACTTCATCAAATGCTCGTTGGCGTCCTTGCATCCCTCCCCATATTCGAGAATGCGACAGCGGTCAGCTCCGAAACGCCGTAACAACTCGTCCCGTAAGATAACGCCTTTGGTGTCGGTGTCCGATGCGATGAAAATCGTATCTTTGTCGTCGAAATACTCCTCGATATAATCGTCCAGGTAAGAGAGGTTGGCATTTGCCCCGTTCGGAACGCTTACAACGTCGGTACGGCCACACTCAATGAACGAAAGGGCATCCATTTCGCCCTCCGTTATGATACACTCTTTTTGCCCTTTGATAGCGTCGATATTGTATGGCAGCAATTCTGCCCCCGATACCATTTTGAAACACTTGTCGCCCGTGCGGAATTTCGTGTTTACCAATTCGCCCCTGCGGTAGTAGTTGAATTGGATTGTGTTGGCCTGACCGTTTTTCTGTGGCATCCATTCCATACCCTCCGTAACCCGCATTTGTTCGAGCGTCTTTTTGCTGATACCCCGCCCTGCAAACCAAGCAATGGCCTTGCTGCTCATAGCAGTATTGCCTGTCTGTTTGGGTTTTTTGTATTCGGGCTTCTGTCGAGCCAGCGGGCGAGGGTTGTAAAACGGTTTGTCCCACCGCTGCTCTTTTTCGATGGCGCAGCCTGCCCACCCGCAGTAGTGGCAGTTGAATACACCTGTCGCCAAGTCCACCGATAGGCTTTTATCCCGTTTGTTGTGGCGGCTGTCCCTACATTGAGGGCAGTAGGTCTTGATGTTGCCGCTCGTGCGATTGTACGGGATTTCTATTCCCAACTCTCTCCACCGCATCATAACAGCACCCATTTTTGCGTTGAACTATCCCAAGCGTATTTATCGCCCGGACGGGGAGGAGCGTTCATCGGGATTGTAACCTTTCCCGACCCATACGTCCGGCGTCCGTTCTCGATGCGCTCATCACAGCCGAGGGTGGTGGAACCGGTTTTGTGTTGCTGGCCTTTGTTGGTGTAGTTGCCCTCCATGACCTTAACCCAGTTCGTGCCGTTGCTGAACAGCCAATCGAACGTCGCTTGCCAATTCGATTTGTTTTCGCCCCGCAAGAAACTGGATGCCTCGACTGCCTCAAACAAAGCCTCGCAGGTCGGCATCCAACTTTCGGGCTTGCCGAACTCGTTGAGCCGGGCTTTTATCTTAGCCCGACGAGGGTCTGATAACTTCGATATTTTCGGTAGGCTCTTGCATATCGAATTCCACAGGTCGGCAATATCCTGATAAGGATATTTTATTTCTCCTTTCTTTTCCTCTCCTTTGCTCTCCTCTTCTTTACTATGTTGTTTCGGGTTGCCGCTTGCATCAGTTTCATCAGTTTTTACGGGGTTTTGGCTCGCCATAACTCCGCCATTATTCGGCATACTTGCGTTTTGCCCCTCTGAAATGCGCTTCCGTTCACGGTTTGCGAGCAAAGAGGAGAACCGTTGCTGGTGGGCTTTGGAAATGAGTTTATTCCCAGCCCGCTGCAACAACCCGATTTTTACGCAGTATTCAACAATTTCGGTCAGCTCGCTAACCGATACGTCATAATCCGCCGCAAGGAGTTCGATGTTTATTTCCTCCCACTCAACCTCGAAAAAATCGCTGTCGGTGAGTGTTTCCAACAGGTAATTCCATACGGCATACCCTGTGTGGGAAAATTTACGGCGGAGAGCCTTTATTTTCACGTCATTCCGCATATCAGCGTCATGCGTGAAATACTCTGCATTATTTTTCTTGGGTCTTGCCATATCCTTAATTTTTAAGTGTAGCTAAGAGTGATTGCCGGAGGTTTTCGTTGTGGGCTTTCCACTCGAAATTTGCCAAACACCATTGTCGATAGCTGGCCGGAATGTCGGCGATGCGCTCGCCTTTATACTTGCCGAAAGGCATGACCTCGATAACGGCTTTCCGCCCGGCATCCATTGCGTCCACGTCCTGTTTCGTTACCCGTCCGATGTCGCTGATAGGTATGCCGCTCAACAGCTTCCCGCCGCTGCCGAACATTCTCCATATCTTCCCCCGTTCAAATGTGATGTCCTCGACCTTGCCGAAACGGGCTACATTGCCGCCGAGGTCGATAATGAGGGCGTCCTGTTTGCCCTCGTCGATACGTGTAGCACGCCCGATGATTTGGTAATACAGGGCGATTGAGGCCGTTGAAATGCCGAGAACAATACAATCTATCCCCGTGTAGTCGAAACCCGTTGAAAGCACCCGCACGTTGAAAATTACCCGTATGCGTCCGGCTCGGAACTCCGATATGACGAAATCCCGTTGCCGCTTATCCATATCGCCGTATATCACGGCTGAATTTTCATACCGTTGCGATAGGTCGATAGCGTCCTGTACGCTTGGAACAAACACGAGGATATGCTTGCGGTCTTTGTTGCTGTTGAGTGCGTCGATTATGCCGCCTGCGCCGTTGTTGGCATTGTATGCTTGTTGAACGCTGTATTCCGTGTATTCGGATTTGGAGGAGTTGAACACGAGCATACTGTCGTCAAAATCGGCAGCCTGATACACGAGTTTGCTCCAAAATCCGAGTTCTACCATTTCCCGAACCTGCCCGACGTGGATAATGTCCTTGAAAAAATTGCCTTTCTTGCTGCGGGAGGTCAGCATCACAAGTTTGGAAAAGGTGTTGCCGTCGAGGTCTCGGTTGGTCTGTAATTTGACAGGCGTGGCCGTTATGCCGAGAACGTGTGTGATCCCGCTTTCTTCGAGGAACTTGCCGAGCATACTATCGGATTCACGGGGATATAGATGCGCCTCGTCAATGAGCATTTTGGTAAAGCCCATTTGTTTGAATGTCGCTCCGAGCGACTTTATGCTGCCGATAGTGGCGTAGGTAATTTGTGCGATGTCCTTTCGACCGAATGATGCGGAGTAGATACCGGCGTTGGTTACGAACCCGCATAGCGATAGGTATTTTTTGTAGTTCTGCTCCAACAGCTCCTTTGAGGGCTGTAAAACGAGCAATTTATCCGTGCAGTTCTTCGCAACGAAAGCAGTAAGGATTGATTTTCCCCACGCTGTGGGGAGTACTATCAAACTCGGTTTCGGCTTCTTTTCGTTGAAGAATGCAATCGCCTTGTTTATCGGCTCTGATTGATTGGAACGTAACGTAATCATAGCCGTATAGTGTTAAAAAGCACCGTATTTAGGGCTACCACGCATAACAGGAGCGTAGGGAGGCCTTTCGGCCACTCCCACCCATATACAGTGCTATGTTCTTTCTTGTTCATACTCTGTTACTTTTGGTTTTGCGAAAATAATAAATGATTATAATACAATCATATTTTGAGCGAAGAAAATTTAACTGTTCAGTTTATACTCCCATAATTGCCCTAAAAAATCATTTGGTGTCATTGTCTATCTGCTTTTTATTGTTCAACTTCCTTGTCAGTATGACCGCTCGGCGTTTGATATTGATAGTCTTGGTATCTTTGTTGGGCAGGTCTTGTAAAGCAGCGAGAAGTTTGATAATTTCCTCTCGCTGCTGGTTTGATATTGCATACATTCCCTCTATTTTAGGATAAATCGGCGTGTGCCCGGTACTATCTTCGTGAACTCTTGTGCAAGGTCGGGGTGGACTTTCCCGAAAGCCTTGCTATCGAATTTTGCGCTGTCTTTGGACGTTTTCCACGTTGCGAGGGTTTGGCCTCCGTAACTGATGGCTTCTGCATCCCCGAAGCCCATTTTGATTTTCGATTCGAGTTCTTCTTTGGTGGCTTCGAGTTTGGCAAGTTCTGCTTTTACCACTTTCAGTTGATTGCAGGCCGAGAGGATGTCATCGCTAACCTCAATGATTTTTCCCTCCGTATGGCGGGCGTATTTCGTGATAACGTCCGTAACGGTAGTCGCATCCGGTTCCACGTTTCCGATGATGTTATCAACCCAAAAGCGTTCAACCTCCTCAATCATCCAGCCGAAGAAGTCCGGAACAAATGCGATGTCCTTGTACCCGAATTCTCGGCCGGAACAGAGCCAAGCCAGCGAACCTTGCTTAAATTCCGAAACTCCGAGCAGGTATTGAACCTGGCAGAACCAATGCTTCGGCAGGTCGTCGGGGTCGATTGACATTTGGGTTGTTTTACACTCCAATATCCCTTTGTTGTTCGGGTTTCGGTGGCCGTCCAGCCAATAAGTACGGTCGGGGGAGGCTTGCAAGAACCCTTTTTCGTTGCTCTTGAACAACCAATCTCCGGCTGAACTTTTGATGACCTCTCGGCCTGTTGCGTCAGCCCAAAACTGCGATACGGCATCTTCGAGATAATGCCCGGCTTTCATCGCAAAGGTTTCGTCTTTGGGGGCGTCCAGCCCTTTTTTGCGTCTCCATAGCTGGTAAGGAGTTTCCCACGGATTGAGGCCGAGGATTGTCGCTACTTCGGAACTACCGATACCGTCTTTGCGGTATTCGAGCCATTCGGCTCTGTCTTTGGGTCGTATTACTGTATTGCTCATACTAATTTACGTCTTTAATGGTTTGGGAAATTGTATCTATTGCCGCAACTTTTGTGGCCTTACGGAGTAGGTCGATGAAATCGGAGTGTTGGGTAATGGCATTTGCAAGGGAGGGCACGAGCATCCCTTCTGAACCAACAACCCCTATGAGAGATGCGCTGGTGCGTTTACCCCCCCCCTCGGATTTTGCGATACATTCAGAGGTAA